AAACGCTATCTAATGTCTCAGGCTGCAAATACCATTACGCCGTTGCAATATGCTGTAGATCTGAAAATGGAAACGGATAGCGAGCAATCGACACTGATCACGTGGAAAAAATACATGGTGTTATTGAACCGTGTAGACTGTTCGACAGCACCCAACATTGACTGGCCTAAAGCACCAGAATAACAATCAGGGGCATAGTGCCCCTTGATTGTTATTCGGTTGGCACATCAATCAAAATAGGTTTCCCTGCCTCATTAACTGATAACAGTTTCCCCTGTGGTATTTCTCGTTCTCGGAAAAACCAACAATCATCCGGTAGTTCAATTGATCCCTCTGTATCGTGAATTGCGGGTAAAACCTCAGTCAGCGTTTTGGGATTAAAACGGCGCATAATAGATTCTCCATGAAAAACTACTGCCTGATGCCCCCCCATTCGATACCTGACAGCGCGCATTAAAACCAGAACGGGTTAACGTTCTATCAATAACCATTGATATATGAGCAACATTCTCCGTTGTGTCATAGGCAATACGTTCAGCTATGCTGATATAATACGAGGTACTGGGTAGTTCTATGGGGAAACGGACTGTCGCTAATCCCGCTATCGGTGAACCCAGACCAAATAATTCAATCGCACCATCTGACCATATCACCCACGTACCCAACGCGTTTCGCCCGCGTTCAACCACAAATTTCGCATTTTCCACCCGTTCCACTGTTTCTGCCAAACCGAGGTTTTTCACAAACTCCGGTTTATCCAGAATATCGGCGCCATTCTTGGATTTTTCCAGCCAGCCTTTGGCAACAATTGCCTTTATCGCTACCGATAATTGATTTAGCTTACTTTTATCTGGTGTAACACCAGCTTCTTTCAGCACATTCAGCAATTCCGCCTGAATCTGGTTAAACCATTCTTGCCCTGGATAACTGGCACTTAATCCAGCGCCCCCTTCAGTAAACCACTGGGGTGTGGAATTATTGGTTGGGGTGATGGCAGGCATCACGCTGATACCTGACGGGTTATCAAGTCCGAACATCGTTATTCCTCACTCATAAATAAAAACAAATTCAGTTTCGGCTGGCGCATAACGTTCCAATAGACATTCCAGATCGGCAGCGTCAGCAATGCGCAGGCGTTGCTGGCAGTTGTCCAGAACGGTCGCAAAATGTGTCTGCCGATCGGCTACATGGACAAACACGCGAAACCAGTTGATATCGGGGTAAATAGGATAATTACAGTCGCGCAGACAGTGATGGGGGTAACGTTCTTCCAGTTTGACACGATAGCCACGGTCGGCGGCTAGTCGTTCATAGAACTGATTACACAAGCTGCCGGACATAATTAGCTTAGCTTTGACGGCTTGGCGGCGGCTGTTAATTGATGATTCTTTGTCAATGCTACAGTCAGGCAACCCGGCAAACTCTTCCCAGTCTTCCAGTAACATAAACGCCCGGTCGGCGTAGATCTCTTCTAACAAAGCGGCATTAATGGCGTCCACCCGGGCAAACTCTTCCCCGGTTGCCAGCATCAGCTTGGCCAGATTGCCGTCAGGGTCTTTTGACCAGGCTAAACCGTTCGGTAACAATTGCAGCCCGGCGCGTTGGTAATCTTTGGCTGTCATCGCCATGTGATCTCTCCCAACACGAAAATCTCATTTTCTACCGCATGAATATCGCTGGCCGGGCTGATTACCGTGTTATCAATCTCACCCGATGTGTTAGAAACCGTTGCACGGATTTCAGACAAGAAGGAAAGACCACCGGGACGCAGGCTTTCCAGATAGATTTTTAAGTTCGCTTTAACAGCATTACGCACTTCTTCCGTATTGGGGGATAAACGAATAACAAAGTTAATGACTTTTGCAATGGGACTCATCACGATAAGCTCTGCGCCTGTGGTCTTTCCTTCCACCTGGTTGGTCACCGGGTTGATATGTCCGGTCAGATAGTCGTTGACTCTGTTTAGATCGTCTGCACCGGGGAAGATATTAGGCTCTTCATCCATGACGAACATCACACCGACCGTACCATGCCCACGATAGCGGGGAATACACCAGGCACGGGTGACACCCGGTACTTCCAGCGCCCAGCGTTCATAGTCATACTGGTTACCCCCTGACGGCGGATATTGCACCCGGAACAACAGTCGGGAACGTAGCGAATCAATAGACTCCTGTTCAGCACCGCCGCCGATATATCGACAGATAGCCTGCGTTTGCACATTCACCACAGGCGAAATTAATTCCAGTGGCACGCCTTCAGCCGTGTTCCCCTGGCGACCTGCCTCAATAGCGCTCACAGAGACGGCGTTATCACCGGTCACCGCATAAACAATCTCAGTAGATTCAAACGTGATACCATCGGGACGCTGCCAGCGTGTCCCGTCGGGAATTAACGTATCCGCCGAAACGGTTACGGTCAATGTGCCGTTGGCATTCGTGGCCGCTTTGCGCCAGACGCCCCAGAACTCGCAGTGTTCCAGCAACTTATCATCATCGGCAAGATGCGGAACCACCTGACGGCTGGTCCAGGCTACGTGGTCATGCAGTCCGGCAGCATTGCCGGCATTGGCATACGCGATAGCATTGGTTGCCCTGAATGCGGTACGGGCATACGTTCCCCGCAACCGGCTTTCAATATCGGCCTGATTGCGGGCGATCAATTTTGACAGTGAGGGGGCGTTATACGGCATTTAAATCCTGCTTAAATGGGTTTTAAAGGGCATCGGCAGCACGCTGCCATCGAATAACGTGAGAGTGACGGTCAATAGCAAAACACCCGATTCAGGTGCCGTCGCCTTAACGTCAATTTTTTTCACGTGACCATCCTCAATCAGCCAGGCCAGTGCCTCGTCAGCATAGGCTTTGGCACGGTGCAGAACGGCAGCCAGTTGCTTTTCACGGGCGAGCAGCCAAAGCCGGCTGCCAATGGGACGATCGTTAAAGGTATCGCCCCACCAACCGCGCCTGTCAGTGCCTGCACCTGTGGGTAGTTCGTCTGAGTCCAGCGCCCGACGGTCAGTGAATAATGAAATGATGACCGCCGTGCTGAATGTGGTATCCAGGGCAATATCCGCATTATCGATAACAATATCTGCACCGTTGATTTGCCACTGTAATGCGATATCATTGGTTGCATTCATCGGGGTTTGCTCGTACTGTATCCGTCATGTTCAGTATGGGTATGGTTTTTACCACTCGTTTGGCCTGACCCTGACAGATGATCTTTAGCCTGACTGACGCCGACTATATCCACATTGCCCGTAAATTGGGTTTGTGGCGTATCAAACACAATATGCTCTTCAGCCACCACCTCCAGCCGTTTGCACTGAATGCGAATAACGCCATTTTCGGTCAGCAGAATGTGATGCCCTTCCAGATGATAGACGGCACTGTCCCCACTCTGAAGGTTCCCCAGACGGCAACTGCGGTTATCTACGGCAATGGCAACCAGGTGCTGGCGAACGCCGCCCACCGACACCACAATGGCTTCGCTACCCGCGGGCGGAACGCTGGTCTGCCCGTAGTTCTGGAACCGCTCGACATCATCCGCCGTCTCTTCAGCCAATAACGATACCTGAATATTTTGTTGCTTGAGGGCATCATTAACGACGTTCACTACGCCACGTGATATCAGCAGTCGGATACGGCGGGACAGGCTCGCGGTAAATTTATTGAATTGCGCTATCATGGTTTCCACCTGACATCTTGTTGAACTTTCTTTTCTGGGTCGGCGGGTTCGGTGAATCCATCGCGGGGCATCAATTCCAGCCGGGTTATCGTACCGTTATCGCTATCCAGCAGGTAATTAACGGCAACGATCAACAATGGATCATCGGGAAATCCTGCTTGAGGAGCCTGTAATTGCACCATTTCATTGGGTTGCCAGAGTTGGCCATCCGGTTTAAACCAGCCCCGAACACCCACGGTTGCAGTTGTGGAATGCGCCATTGCCCGCTTTTGTTCCCACGCTGCGCGGGCGGTGCCTTTGGCTTTCGTCATGTTGTCATCGGCCAAAAAAATAGTCGGGCGGTAACGGGTAATGGCAGGATCTCGCGCATCCATATAAATGGCCGTTGATTGTACCGGGGTTTGGGTTTCACCCCAGCGACCACCCGCCGCCGATGCCCCTTTGACGCGGTAGAGACTAAACCGATCATGCCAGGATAATGACGTATCCAGGGTTTTGATTTTGACGCCAGTATGCTGGGTATTGCCCAAGACTAGCGCGGCTACGGACTGACTGCCTGCGGTGGTAAAAACCAGTTCGCCTGCGGCATTGCTGGTGACTATCACGCCCCGATGCCGAGCCGCTCGGGACAGGTTGTCAAAAACGGTTTCACCCGGTTCGATCTGCCACTGACGAAATGCGGTAGCGGCGGCGGCATCCTTAACCAGCCAGCGAACGGTAACCCCGAACGGCTGGCACAGATCTTTGGCGATGGTTTCCAGACTGACATTGCGACACTGGCCCTTGCCATGCATGGCGGCACAGTCAACCAGGTCGCCGGTCTTGTCCCGGCCGGATAATGTAATCGTGCGTTCATCCGTATTAATACCGACGTCAACCGCGTCAACATAACCCGTCACCACCCGCTGGCCGTTGATTGCCAACTGGCAGGCATGACCGGGCGTCAGTACCAGCGGTGAATCAGTGTTTCTGACGGTAATGCCCAGACTAAACTGGCCGGACATGTCTTCCAGACTGCGGGTGACATCCAACGTTTTCCAGCCGGAATAGATTTTATTGCCCAGAATCAACTCGATGGTATTAGCCATAGATCACCTCAACATCTACCCCACCCGAGACGAACGCGGGGTGACGAATGCCATTGCGGCGGATAAATCGGTTAATTTGCGCGACACTGCCTGTCTCGCGGTGTAGTGTGACCAGGGCAGGTTCAGTGCCCATCACCTGAACAGATCGGGCAGTGGGTAAGGCACTGGCCGTCACCTGCACCTGTTGCATCCAGACAATACGAAAATCACGTAACTGGTCTGATGTACGGAACCAGCCTAAATCCCCGGTTTCGACTATCAGTTGCATGAAGGTGTCATCCAGTTCGGCAATGGTCTGGCGAACATCCGCCACGGTTTCTATCAAAGGAATGAGGGTATTTTGAGCCAATTCTGGGATAAAAGGTGTGATACCGGAAGTCATTGCAGCGACACCTGGGGTAACTGTTGTACCTGGGGTAACTGTTGTGCCTGGAGTAATCGTTGTACCCGGAATAACCGTTGTGCCAGGAATACCAGGAATAAATGTACCCCGTGCTTGTAACACACCATTAACAGATTGCAGTGGTATGAAACCCCGTTGAGACAGTGCCCGCGTTAACGCAGGCGCCAGTTGCTGACTCCGTGCAGTCGCGGCGGCCGCATTCAAATTTAAGATGGCTAACTCTTTTGCAATAAAAATGCCTGTCGTGGTATTTATCACATGTTGAAGCTGGGCCACTGCGGGCACATTGGAGCGAAATTGTGACTGAATACCACTGGACGTTTTACGTAATGCCCGATGGGCAATGTCGGGTGTGGCAACCTCGGCCATGCCGGAAATCAGGTCGCTGATAGTGCCAAACAACTGTGCAGGCGCATTGATCAAATTTTTCAGGGCACCTTTCAATCCCAGCGCCGCACCCAACAATTGATTCATACCCGAGTTAGCGGGCAGACTGCGAATGCCGTTAACAATGGTATTGATGGTATTTTCAATGGCGTTCAGACGTTCAGTGGCCTGATTAACCGTATCCTTAAATGTTTCCCAGTTCGCCGTAATATCCGCCAGTATGCTGTCGGTCAACGATTCACCGTTCAGTTCCGGTTGTTGTGCGACGATGGGCGCTGTATTATCGAGTGCCGGAACAAACGTCACGGAAAACAACGCAACCCCGCCGGTGTAACAAGATTCACGGACGGTGTAGGTTTCAATTTGCACCTGCTGTTTGCCGTAATACGGATGATCAATTTCACCGGGTTCGGCTTTTTCCAATGCAGTAATCAGCGCATCACGCTGCTCAAAATAGTTGTCACCGAATACGACTGCGGTGAATGAGTATTCCCGCGTACTCAAGCCCATATCTTCTGTTTCGCCATCATCCCGCAGCGGGTACTCATGACGAACGACCCGACGCCCACCGGACACGGTGGCATCATCAATGATATAAAATGGCACATTACGAAAGGTGCCTTTGCCCGTGCCGATGCGGCTGCGCCATGAGGTGTCATCAAACAACGTCATAAATTGATCAAACATTAATACGTTCTCCCATAGCTGTAGCCGGTGTTGACCCGTAAATCGATATTCTCCGCCTGAACGGATTGAGTTTTGACCCGTAAATCGTCAGCGGATTCAACTACGACGGTGATTTTACCCTCCGCAGGTTTAGCCGGCGGAGGCTCAGGTTGCTGCTGTGACACCGCCAGACGATCAACCAGATAATCCGGCCAGTTTCCGAAGGCGTTTGGCCGTTCGTTCGTTAGATACGGTGGGGGTTTAACCCCCTCTGTATTGGCATGCTTATCGAGGTCATTCCACCAATTGTTCGGAGGAACAGGCCAATCCGGTTGTTTTTCGGTAGGAGCGGGTTTTTCAGCCGGCCAGTTCCCGGGTAAGTTTGGTTGTTCTCCCGTTAAATAAGGTGGACGTTTTACACCTTCAGTATTGGTATTCTTATTGAGGTCATCACCCCAGTTTCCCGTGAGGTAAGATGACGGTTTAACGCCCTCTGTTTTAATCTTCTCATCGCGTTCATACCACCAGTTAGTCAGGGGGGCAGGTAACCAGCCCGGCCCTTTTTCGGCATGGGGATATTCTTCAGCCATCTTGTCCAGATGTTTTTGCAGGTTTTCAGTCCCTTCCTCAGAAGATAAAAGAGGAAGAGAAGCCACAGATGATATCGCAGAACCCCGTACACTATTACGCCACCCCCGGCGATTATCTGGCCCACCACCATTTCCATTATTGTTATTACCCTTGTTTTGATCTTGCCAGTTAGTCACATAGACAGGGACAACCTCAGTGCCATCACTACCAAGACCCCCACCACCATTACCGCCAGCCCCTCCGGCACCCGGGCCATTTTTGATGTACTGGGCATAGTTAAAGATTTTTTGTCCTGCCCGCCAGGCATAACGGGCGGCCACCGCAGTGCCAATGGCCATCGCGGCTTTCTCAATCGTCGCGGCGTATTTGTCCAGCTCTTCAGGCGTCAGATCATTGATGGCATCCGCCAGTTCCTGAACAGGCTTAGCCAATCTGAGCTGCGCAAACCGCTCTCCCGCATTGGCAAGCGAAATCAAGGCGGCATTCAGGGTCTGGACGTTTTGGGTAGCTTTCTCTTCCAGCAATCCCGCCTGGATATTGGTCGGGTTGGCAATCGTTTTTGCCAAATCCCGCTTCTTAGCGTCAGCAAACACCATTGCTAATTTCAGCGTATCGCCATCAAAAACTTCTTTTAGGTTACCTTCTTTTTGATAGGCGCGTTTGCCAATGTCAAACAGCAGATCAGCGGGTTGTTTCAGTTGCCCATTTTTATCTGTGGGTTTAATCCTGCCACGTTGCCAGAGTGTTTTTAATTTTTCCGGATCTTTAATGACGTCGAAATATCCCTGCACGGCAGCGGCGGCCTGACCTGGGTCATTAAATTCCGCATTGGCAACCCGGATCAAGGCCAGCATCTGCTGCTGGTCTGTCTGTGATTTCCACTGGGTATCTTTACCCAGTCCCCGTAAGGCACTGAGCTGGTCGGTAATATTGCCGGTGCCGTATTGGCTGGCTGATGCAATCCCATCCAGCCAGTGCTGCATTTTTTCTGGCGACTGGTAGCCAACATTAAACATCGCCCCCAGTTCTGTCCCGGCGGCGGTGGCTTCCATTTTGATGCCGTTGATACCCAGGGCCAGGTTATCCAGATGTGCCAGTGTCGCATCCAGATTGTTGGTCTGTTCCAGAAAGGCCGAGGCCGCCGTGGTTAAATCGTCGGTGGTCAGCTTACGGCGACCCGCCACTTTGGTGATGGCGTCATCCAGGGCATTGACCTGGTCAGCCGTCAGGTTATAACGTGTGCCCAGTTCGGTCATCTGCTGCTGGCTGTCGGCCACTTTCTTGGCGGCCATCGCCAGACCACCCCCGGTCACAAACCCCATCAGGCGGTTATCAAATTTATCCAGCAGTCCATTGGCCCCCGTGACCGCACTGGAAAACAACCGCATAGAGCGGCTGCCTTCAGCACCAAACCGGCGGATACTGGCCCCAAACTGGCGGGCGCGTTGGGCAACATTGCCCACCAAATCCACAATAAACTGGGTACGGTTACGTGTGGTCATTAACGTTTCTCCAGCCAGGATGAATACAGCCGCAGTTTCGGCAGGGATAACGCCAACGCCCAGGCAGGACCACCCCGCAGGCGCTGGCCAACATACAATGCAGTGCGTTCAACGGCACGAACGCACTGCAAACTATCGCCCCTCGTCGGCCATCCGTGCCGCCGTCTCCAGGGCTGCGGTGCGGTGCAGGTCAGCGTGGGACGCGATCCGTTCCAAATCATCCTGATGCAGGGTTTTCAGCATATCTAACGGGATCGGGCCGTTAATTTTACCGATACGGGCAATGGTACGGCGCAGCAGTTCGTATCCCATCCGGGAGGGACTGGACAGCAGGGTGGGGCCATTGGCCGTGACCACCACCCGCTCGCTGGCCGCTTCGGCATCAATCAGGTCACCGGCGGTCAATGGGCGCAGCTCAACCTCAAATTGCAGTTCAGTCTCATCCCCCTTGCCATAAGCCAGGCCGTGTTTTAATTCAAAGTGCATTGCTTAGATCTCCTTACATTCCACGGCGATAAATTCGGCGGAAATTTCGCCCTTGCTGGTCAGCGTGGTATTGCCATCACACCAGGCATTGGCCAGCATGAATTTTTCACCCGTATCACATTCAAATGAAATGGTGGCATCAACGGCGTTCTTAATGGTAAACAAGCTGACACCCGGCCCCTGAGGGATAGTACAACTCAGCCGGGCTTCTTTGGGGGTCTGCTGCCAGCCGTAAACGCGGGCACCAATCACTGGATCACGGCTGACGCCACCCGGTGTTAATGTAGCGCCCTCTTTGGACGGCAACTCTTTTCCGTTGAGGTGAATATAGGCAATGCCCGTATACTGATATGGACCGGCCATAGGTGATATCCTCTTTATAAAATAAACTGGATGGCATGGGCATAAATGCGGAACTGGTTAACCAGGTCTGGATTGCTGCGCACGTTCAGGCGGTTACGGTCGTTTTTGTCCCGCTCCACAATCAGCGTTTGCTTGAACAGATCAAAATCTTCAACGAGTCCCGCAAATTCATGTTCGGTGAACAACGCCAGCAATTCCGTGCGAATGACTGACGGCGTCACCACCGCCTGCCCGGCACTGATACGGGTGCCGTCGTTCGCCAGTTTGTGGCGCGGGTATTTCTGGGTGATCCGTACCCGGGTGGCATAACGCAGATAGGACAGGGTCGCGATGGTTTCCACATCCAGATAACTGGGGTCAGGGTCGCCAAACGCATTCTGGCGGTACATGGTGATCATGCGTTCAATCTGCACATTACCGCCGGTATCCACCGTGAACGTGGAAATACCGTCATACAACAATAAGTTGCGTTCGTTCAGCGCCCAACGGTCACCGCGTGCAGGGGGAAGAATGCCCGGCAATTGCAGCGTTTGCAGGGGACGCGCCGGATCAATACTCAGTGACCCGACAGCCACCCCGGCCAGCGTGGCGGCCCACAGGTACGCTGGCTGCGGCGAAATGCCCGTTGCCAGGGTGGAAAACAGATAATCATTGCGAGCCGTACCAAAGGTTGACGTTTGCGCCAGCGTGCCACGCTTCGCCATCCAGCACAGGCCGTCAATCATTTTCAGTGGCCCCCAACGGTGCTTCAGTTCGTCACGCAGCAGGTTTAAATTGAAAGTATCCGTAAACGGGTTAACGATATAGTTCCACCAGGTATCGCCAAAGGCGGTAATCGCCGGTGTCAAATCCGGGTTGCCCGTCGCGCCACTCAACGGGGTGATGCCGACATTGATCCCCGCAGGCAGCATCTCACCGTCGTAGTAGTTCACCCGGACATCAATATCATTGCCCGTGGCACCGGACCATTTGGCAGTTAACAGCACGGTATCAGAGAGTGACTCACTGCGGGCGGTCACCGACAACTTATCATTGGCGTTAATGGCATCCCGCACTTTGCCCGCCATCGCGCCGGCATCATCGCCCGCTTTGACCGTAACACGGATCGGCATACCTGCCACCATCAGGGCAATCTGGCCAGTCTGGGCAGCCTTGCCCACCAACTGAATTTTGCCCGTGGCCTTCACCCCGTTGGCATCATCGTCAATTGCCAATCCCCACAGATCGGCGAAGGCGTTGCCCCGAATAAAGGCGCCGGCCATTTCAGCCAGCATAGAACCCCGGCCAAACGCCGCTTCAGCCGCACTGATGGAGGTAATACGGAACGGTTGCCCGGCAGGCACCTGGCCAGACGCCGTGCGCAAGCCTAACAACAAGGTCTTATGCAACGTGGGCGGGGTGCCGGTGACGGCGGCCGAATTATCGAATTCGATATAGCACAGTGGCACACGGATATTGGACGGGATGTCATTAAATGAGATCGTCATTATTGTGCTCCTTTCTTCAGTTTAAGCGGAACAACTTCAGTCACGTCGCCGTCTTTCAGGCGACGCAGCCAATACGCGGTGCGGGGCTTGGGTTCCCCGTCAGCAGACAATGGCTGGTACGTTTCGGGGTCACGGACAATCAGTCCGCTCACGGGTTTCAGATGCAGTTCAGTCATGGTGTTTCCTGTCCTGAATAGGTAATGAAATCAGGGCTTCCTGTTCGGGCGTGCCATCGGGTTGTGCCCATTGCTGGTCATGGGTGGCATAGTCATCCAGTTCGCTGGGATCAATGGGGTCAGGCAAGGGCTGCGGCGCATCAAAATAGAGGCCATAGACGGCCACCCCCGCCTGGCTCTGTGTATCGCTCCACAAATTGGCCACTTGCGTCAGGGTGAACGTGCCCGCCGGTGCCATCCGCCGGTTATTCAGCCAGCCTGTCAGTCGCTCGACGATTTGGTAAATCCCCGGGACATCGGTTTGCCTGCCGTTCAGGACCCGGGCGCTAACAAAGAGACCCCAACTGGAAATCGCGGTATTGCGGATCTCCCCCTGACGGCTGCCCAGCCAGGCGACATAGACCGCCGGTGCCGTATTAATGATGAGTTTGACGGCGGAATCACTCCATTGCCCCGGGTGGGTGTCCACCCGGCGCAGGGTGTTGCCAAACAACGCGGTGATGCCCGTTATCAGGCTGTCTGAAATATCACTGGTGATGGCCATCAGATAAATCCCCGCGATTTGGGGCGGCTCCAGACGCTACCGCTGCTGGTGATGATAGCGACATCCCCGCTGGCCGGACGTTCGGCTTCTTTGCTCAGCCCCAGACTGACATCACCCGCCGCCACTTTCTCCAGCAACCGGATAGCATCTTCCTGATCTTTGGTCGCTTTGTCTGTGGCTTCCCCCTCTTCCAGCGTGAAGCGGGCCAATACGCAGGCAATTCTGATCAACACAACCGGCACCGTTTTTAACGGCAATGTCGCGCGGCCATCGATATAACCATCAATGGTGGCGGCGGCATCATCCAGCGCAATCTGGATCAAATGCTCACGGGTACGCTGCAATGCTGCCGGTGACAGACTGTGAAAATCATCAATCTTGCTGTCGGTCAGGGTATTGAGTGCATCACGGCTATAACGGGCATACATGTCGCTCAGTGTGGCGTAGCTCATTTCTTGCCTCGTTTATCCTGCGTTGGCGATTGCTGTTCGGGGGATGATGAGTCCTTTACCGCATCTTCAATGTCTTGATTATCCAGCCCCCCTTTCGGGTCATCAGCAGGATCTGCCGTGATAACCGTAACAGACAAACGGGGGTCAGCTTCCAGCGCCTGAAGGGTTTCCCGCGTAACGAACGGCAGGCTGTTTTCCCCGGGTTGCAGAACCAACCCCGCACGCCGGTAGCCATCATGCGCGGTATTGACAACCTTGATCCCCACCCTTTCAAGGGGCGAAAGGGTATCCAGCAGCGGCGCAATATTCGTTTCATCAGACATAACATTTCAACTCCTGTTAAACCGGATTTAAACGGGGTGTAAACCCCGTTTAACACGTTACAGATAATCGCCGACAATCAGTTCCAGACGACCCTTCATTTCGTTGCTGACGGTGCCCCCCTGGCTGTCCACGGTCAGTTCACGCTCCAGTAACTGCGTGGCCTGTTTTTCCATAGACGGCGGCACCACCAGATGGGTCGGACGAATAGCCAGCGGGCGTCCGCCATCGGCTTTAAACCCACGCATAGCGGAAATCACTGACCAGACGTTATCCGCCGTCAAAGGGGCTTTAGCTGCATAAGCCAGTTGCCAGAAGGAATACCCCGCTTCGCAGCGCGTATCGACGCCGTAACGGATCAACTTGCGCATGAAGTTCTGTTCGTCATTCACCTGGTCCATTGCCACCATTTCCGGTGCCTTACGCTGCTGGAAGATCACCGGCTTGATGGCACGGGAGCAGTCGAGCACAAACCACGGCTGCCCTTTGTAGCCGTCTTCCGCCAGGATATTGCTGACGTGTTTTGCGTCGCCTGTGCCATCCACTGTCGGATAAACCGGATGATCGGTGTCAAAGAAGTTTTGCTTGTCATAGCAGAACGTTTTGAAACCATTAGTGAGCGCACTGAAGCAAAGCTCATCCGGCTGAACACCCGCCGCACGCCCCATTTCGGTAAACAACGGGGCATAAATTCCCACGTTGTCATCTTCAATATCGTCGCGATCAACCCCGACCGTGCTTTCAAACGGGCGGTTAATCAACTGGTAGCCATGTGCCTGCATGTCATTGATAACGCGATCACCGATCCATTCCCGCATCCCCGGGAATTTACCCAGCCAGCCATAGGTATTGGATTTGGTGGTACTGGGCACCACAGTGGCAATTTTTTCATACTGGCTCGGGGCATCGTCCAGGCCGTTCTGAAAGTCACCGTTCCAGCCCGTGAACAGGCTCTTGATTAACGCAGGAGTTACGATAGCCATTATTTTTTGGCTCCTTTTTGTTTACGTTTCAGGAATTCCGCTGTCGTCAGCCCTTGCAGGCGAGCGGCTTCTTTATCGGCGGCGGACAACACAGCTACGCGGTTAGGCTGGCGGTGTTGGGTGGTCTGGCGGTGGGTCAGGGCTGGGATACCGCGACGGCCGGAAATGGCGGCATTGAGTGCGGCGACGCCATGCTGACGATAGACACTGCGTAGGTATGGCACTTCCGCTGCGACAACCCGTCCGCTTCGGCGAGCAGCCGCAATAATGCTTTCTGCGCTGCCGCCTTTAGCATTGGCATTTAACACCGCCGCCTGACGGGCCAGCAGGTTATACGCACGGGCGGGCACAAATTGAGTTAAATCAACCCCGTTCAGCGCTGCCTCTTCCAAAATTTGCTCCACTTCAGTGAGTTCAGCGGTGTTGTCATCAATCAGATTGGTGACTTCCGTGGAGATCGCGTCAGCGTCCGGGGTGGTTTCAATCACGGCCTGCGTATCCAGGGCGACCTGGGCGGACGCTTTCAGTGCCTCCAGCGCGGCCAGTGCCTGTGTCAGCAAATCGCTGACCGCTTCGTCGGTCAGTTCGGTGGTGTCTTCAGGCAAGGGGATGCCTAATAGCTCCAGCACCTGCAACAACATGTCATTCATGGGAAAGTCCTCTGTGATAGGGGATGGGGAAATCAGGGTATCCCGTTGCGCACTCAGGGCCGCGATGGATTGCATACCCGTCAGACCGGGATCATTGGTTAATGCGCCCATCCGCAGGTAGAGCGGATGGCCGGATTCGTTATACGGAAATACGGCCGACAGGTAGGCCCACTCGCGGTTATCCACGGCCTGCTGTGCTGCCGGTGTCAGTGACAGCCGGACGAATAGCCCAACGCCCTCGCGCCATTGCATATTATTGCGTGGGTCACGCAACCAGCCCGCCGCCCGCGCTTCCGCGCACGCCGTGGCATCACTATCCTGTTTCAGCGTTACGTGGTTATAGTCAAACAGCACGGGCTGGCCAATCGCCACCGTCGCCGCAATAAATTGTTCGGCAATGTGGGCATCGATAAACCACTGCCCGCCGGGCACATCGTCCGGGCGACCATCCCGGGCGCTGAAATACCCGGCAGGCAGCAGTTGATACCAGCCATCGGTACTGGCTGAGATCGCCGCACTTAAAATGGCGACCCGGTTTTTTGGGGTTGGGATTCGGGTTTTCATACCGCCATTGTGAACGGCAAGGCAGTCAGGGTGGGTTTGTGGTAAATCACACCTTCACAGGGCAGGAAAAAGAAGAGGAATGAGACAAGTAACACTATAGCGCGTTTAAAACCCGTTTAAAAATGTCAGGAACCGTTTAAACGGGTTAAAGGCGAATCATTCCCTGTCAGCGGGGCTGTAGTGCCTCTGCGTGCTGCTGGTTAATGATATCCACGATATCGGCAATTCCCTGTCTGGACAGTCCCATATAAGGACGGGCAGGCACCGCCGCAGGACCGGGGGACATGGTTGGCAGGCCGCCCCATTGATGGATCGGCGCGTAGATCTTATTTGAACCCATCGCCGCACTCACGGCATCATAGGTGGTAGACAGCGACAATGCCAGCCCGCCCTGCGTGCGTTGCAGCATAGGTCCCGTGTGCCCGCGGGCGTCCAATTTTGCTTTATAGCGGGGTGTCAACGGTGTCCACGGCTGCCCGGTGGACGGGTCAGCCTGACGGGCAAAGGCGTCTTCACTCTCACTCGCCAATACCGCCGCCACTGCGCGGGTAATGGGGGTTGAATCCATTCCCAATTGCATCACGCGCTGAAAGGCCTGCTGAATATCCCGGTCATCAAACCGGACATCGAGTCTCATAACTGTCCCTCCAATAACGCATAACGCCCATTTTGTAAGCCCGTGCGTAATACCGCCAGCGGGATCGCATTAACTTCAACCACATGACCGGTCAGGTTTTCCATTGAACCCTGCTGGACAGGCACAGTCACGACAGTTCTGCCTGCTTCGCGTCCGGTTGCACTGATATACAGTAAATGCTGGCGGTTGTTGTCTAACATCACGGCGGCGGGCTGGCTGATAATGGCAGGCAATGACTGGTATTCCGCCAGTGTTCCGCCTGATGTTAAGGTGGTTTCAGTCACGGTCAGTAAACGCGGAGCCGACTGACCGAACCGCTGTTCGATAGTCTGTGCGAGGCTGTCCGTGACAAAACCCAGCGATTGCTGACCATGGCCTGTCTGGCGGTGTGTCATAACCTGACCGACCCATTGGGCAAACGCCTGTTGCCGGGCGGGTGCATTATTCAGTCCCTGGATCACCTGCTGGCGCAGCTCGCGGTTCTGCAACGCGAGCAATTTTCGCGCCATGCTGATATCAGCACCCATAGCCAGTTGTCCGGCATTGTTTGACCAACCCGCGCCCGTGGTCATTTTTTGACTGCCGCGCTGGAACGTGGTGGTTTCAGACTGGTAAATTTCGCCTGTCCGTTTATCGACACCGGTTTCCACCTGCTGACTGCGGATAGCGCCCGTGCTGGATTCGACGGTGAGCCCCATCCGTTTGACCTGCGCGGCCGTCAGGGCGCGTACCCGGCAGCGGCATCCCCAGTCATTGGGGGGATAGAGTTTCTCCCAGAGGGGATCATCATAGCGGAATACCCGCCCATGCATCGCAGCATGGCTCTGTCGGGTGCGCCCGTCCATAATGGCAATATATTGCCAGTAAGGGTGCGTATCGGCACTGGCCAGTTGTTGCTGGTAGCGTCCGGCTTGATAGGCGGTTGCCACATTGGTGCGGTAGATGGTCGCCAACCGTGACGGGCTGCCCAGTTGAACCTGTTCAGCCTGGCCGTCACGGTCAACAATGATCTGTTTTCCCCACCATCCCTGCTCTTGTAACCGGGGTGTCAGGGTGTTAATAAACTCACGTTCAGTGATACCTGCGCTATTCGCCTTATCCACCTGCTCTTGTAACGTAGTTAAAATATCTAACCGTGCCGCTTTGGCGACGGTAAACGCCCGTGCATGCACTGCCGCGTCAGCCTCCTGCCAGTTCCACGTGATTTCATAGCCCTTGGCGCGAAAATAATCGACCGCCAGCTTCGGCTCCAGTTTGGCGGCATAGCCTAAATCAATGGGTTGCGGCATTTAATCGTCCCCACAGTTCAGCGACAAACATCGCCCGGTGTAACATATCGGCCAATTGATCGTCATCCATCCCGGCATAAAGTTCCGCCGCTTTTTGTTGTGCGGCGGCATACCCACCTGTTTCCAGTGCCTGAATCAGGGGGGTGAGTAAGGGATCAACCGCGGATTGCCATTCCTGCCCACTGACGGCACCGGGTATCGTATTGACGGACACGGAAGCGGTATCAGCCGACAAAACGGCGTCAGGCAGGGCACTTAACATGGCGGAAGAGAAATCCGGTGCAGGTGGCGGCGCAGATTTCAGGCAATCTTCATCATCGGCGGCCATCGGAATTTGCAGCTTGTCATGCGCCCACTGCACCGGAATTTTCATCCCCATGCTGACCAATTGGGGCAAGGCCGCTGCATAGGCCGTGACATCCTCGGGTTCAGACAAATCAAATTCAAACACAGGTTTACGACGCTGGTTATCAAATGACTGGCAATTCAGGGCATACAGGGGGAAAACCAGATCACGGGTCAGCGTGGCTGCCAATTGGGTGGCATCGCTGTTGCGTACCTCAAACCGGACTTCATTATGCACATTGCCCAGCGCATTGGTACTGGTCGCACCGTCAGCCTGACTGGTGAGCGTGCCGCCCAGAATGGCTTTGGACATGCTTAACTCGGCCCATGACATCATGCCCATAAACGGGTCGGCGGTGCCATCGGCGGCGTTCTTAAAATCAATCATCATCGAACGGGGAATAATCCCGCCCGCGTTATGGCCGATGGACATGACGGCCTGAAGCAAGGTACGTTTCTCATTGTCCGTGGCACCGGCAGGATAGGTACCGACCCTGATAGGTAATCCATAGATCTCCAGAAATTCAGCCAGATCACGCACCGAATAGTTTTTGAAGATAAATGGCCAGACCAGTGTACGGATAAGTCCAGTACGCGCCAGATAGCCCGATTTTGACTTGGCCACATGCTGTATCCAGCCGAACGGTTGTAGCTCGGCCCCATCGGCTGTGCCATCCCGCAGGCGCAATTCGTTGCGCTCACCCTGGGGCGTTTGAAACCACGCCGGGTCACGCCATTCCACCGAACGCGGAATAATCAGATCATCCACGGTTTCCCATTCGATTTCCTGGCACGAAAATCCCTTCAAAATGGCGTCAGTGGCATCAAAGATGCAATCCGGCAGCCAGTCTGCATCCCGCAAGATTTCAGTCAGCAGTTCCGCATCGTGGATCTCTTCCCGGCTGGCGTTCGACGGCGGCGTGATTTTCCAGTCCAGTGACTGGAGGGCACGGCGACGTTTGCCCAGTTCCGATTGCAGGTGTGCGTCTCGCTCCTCCATATCTTCCGCCAGTTCGCACTGGGCCAGCAGTTGCCCGCGTTCAGCATCAATCAGGATCTCCGCCGCCCGGGCAGGCGTCAGGCCGCTGACCGGATGATCACCATAATAACGATGGAGTTGTGAGATACGGGACTCATCATCGGTTTGCCTGTCGGATTTAAACCAGAAACGACGCCCCACGGCATCGACCAGTCGGTTGAGTATTTTCACCAGCACCCCCGTTCAAAATTCGGTAAATCATCGTCATCATTGGCTGCGTGCTTATCCGGCAGCGGGATAAATTCAATCAGTTGGCCGTCCATATAGGTGGCACGGGTAAACATCAGGTAAGCGCCGGCGCTGTCACCGTGGCGCGTCTTACCGTCTGCCCCTTTGCGGCGGTTTTTATCGATTTTAGGCACACCGCGAATATTCTGGATTTGGCGCTGGTCGGCAATGATGTCTTCGTCTTTCGGGATAGTGATCTCATTCGATTCATACAACGCCTTATATTTGGGTGACCATTCACGGTAAAAATTGTCGGTAATATGGATAGCATCTACCATATCTTCCCCGTAACGCAGCAAGATCGCTTCACCCAGGTAGCCGCCGTTCCCGGTGGCATCAATGGCAATCCCCACCAAACGTGGTAAGGTATCAATCACGGCCAGCGCGATTTGACGCTGTTGGTTATAAGGCACATCGTGCAGTTCAACGGTCAGCTTTAGCACGCGACGGGTGTCTTGCTCGACGCTGCCAGCACCAATCACCGACAAGTCACCGCTGCGGGCAAAGTCTTGCCCATACGCATGACGGGTATCAGGATCAAACTGATTAATGATGGGAGTGAGTGCTTCCGCAATAAAGGTCTTAACGGTGCTGACACGCTCGTCTTCTGTCCATGTCATGTACCCCTTTGGCATACTGAAACGTACAACCACGCAATTTTCATCGGTGGCACGGTCAATCAACACACGGGGAATATAGGCACCGCAGCCTTGTTTCGGCACGCAATAATATTCTTCCAGTGCATCCTCTTCCGTGGCCGTGTCTTTCAGCAAATTGGCTTTCCATTCGTCTTCGGTTTCCTGTGACCACGGCTGGTGTCTGACCTGACAGATACGCTGATATAATCCCTCGTTGCAGGCATCATCCAGCGTAATAGTGTGAATGGAATAGCGTTTGCGTCCGGCGCGGGAATCCTGGATCAGCGCATTAAACAGGTTTTCATTGCCATTATGAGTGGAAATGATGCGCACCTTTGCACCCCACATGGTCAGCGCCAGCGCGGCTTTCAGGACTTCCGCCAGCTGCTCATGGAAGGCGGCTTCATCAATGGTGACATTGCCCTGCATCCCGCGCAGGTTCTTGGGGTTACTGGACAGCGCCTGCACCTTAAAGCCGCTGCTGAAGTAAATAACAAAGGTCAGGATATCCTTGTCTTCATCGGCGAAAACTTCCTCACCGACTTCGCCCGCCGCCAGCCCATACGCTTTGGCCCACATCGCCGCCGCGTCGATAAACTCGCGGGCCATTTCTTTATTTGATCCAATGTAGAAATGGTTAGTGCCGCCCGCTTCACGCGACAGGGCGGCAGTCAGTGAGGCATCGGCCGCCTCCGCCCAGGTTAACCCTGTCCGGCGGGACTTTTCAGCAATCTTGAGGACGGCATCATCCGCTATCCAGCGCCGTTGATAGCCCAACAAAACCGCATTGGGATCAAACGTCGCGTCATTCACCGCATTGATAATAAATGCTGTCGCAGGATTTTGTTGTGTGGTTTGCATCAGGCAATCCCCAAAATTTGTCGGCGGATATCGGCGGCAGCGTCAGCGGTCAACCCGGCCTGTTTGACGATTTTTTCTGCCTGTTCTGCCGCTTCTGCCGCAAAGGCCGCACGGATCTCTTTCTCACGCTTGGTACTGGTCATCGCGGCTTGCTCGATACGAGCGGCAACCAGGGCTAACTGTGCCAGCGCCTTAGGTTCAACCACATTGTCACCTTCAGCCAGCGACATACTGGTTTCAAACGCGAGGGATTTCACAAATTCCTGCAATAATTTACCGATATCGGATGTCGGGGCAGAGCCAAGACGAGACACCCATACGTCCGCAATTTCGCGGCCCTCACGAATTTTGGCGCCTAATGTCTCCATACGCGACGCGTAGCGATTAAGCCCCGTCCGGGAAATTTTGAGATCTCCAGACAGGCCAGCGTCATCAATCAACTCATTCACGGCCGCGCGGATATCTTCTTGCGTGTGACGTTTATCACGCAACAGCGCATGTAATTGATCACGAATGGCATCCGGTAATAAATCGATTTTAGAGGGACGGCCGCGGGTACGCTTATCAGTCATCATTACCCCCGTGGGCGCGGGCGTTTGACACCGGGTACGGTGCTACGCCCCTCGGCGACGTCAGCCCCGCGGCCGGTCAGGGTGGCCACCAGACAACCGGCGACATCGTTGAGGGCACATAGCCCTTGTTCTGCTAGCCAGCTCAGGTGCGAGCGCACCCCATCACGGCTGATACGGTGGCCGTAGGCATCCAGGCACGTTTGTAACACCGATTCATTGGCATCACCACCACATTCGGTGAGCGAACGCAGCAGCACCAGCCGCTGGTCAGCAGTTAAGATTTCACGCATGGCTGACATTAGCTTTTTTCCTTTAATTCGTTCTGTAATAACAAATCACTTAAATTGCGCAATTGACGTAATTCCGGTAACACCGCACTGAGATCACCGCGCAATTGGGCAATTTCCAGTTGCAGGTTGTGCAGTTCCTGCCGGTTGGGTAACGTAGACAGTGAAGTTTCCAGTTGACGAACCTGCATCTTAAGGACCTCCACCTCATCACGTTTGGCGTAGGTTTTACTGAGCAGCACCAGAATGACGTTAAAGGCCGTGGTGGCAGCCGCCCAGACCATCGCCCAGTTTTCTCTAAGAACGTCCAGCATGTTTCTCCCGGGATTCGCTATGTTCCTGGCACCCGATACACCGTTCAAAGGCCGGGTTGATAGCCAGCCTGGCCGGATCAATGGCCTCGCCACAGTCGAAGCAAACCCCGTTGCCTGCCTGTGCCGGGCGCTGAAAATGTACCCTCAGCGCCCGTTCACGATGCCATTGTTCCAGCGCACACGCTTTATCTATCAGCCTGCTCATGGTGCCGTTCCTGTTGTTGTGCCGCCCAGCGCTGAATGGCCCGCAACTGGTGTGCCAGTGCCTGACTCCACTGACCGTACTGGCTGGCATGGACCAGCAGGGCAGCGGGTGTCCCTGACCGGGGCGGCGTGGGTTTGGGGGGCAGTTGCAGCAGGGGCGCGGGGATCACCGGACAGGCTGTCACGATCAACGGTGGGGTGACCGTAACCGAAGGCGCGTTGGTAGAGCTGCAACCCGTCAGGGCCAAGGCCGTTATAACCCACCCCATCACGGGCCAGGGCGGCTGGAATTTGGTTTTCAATGCGTTTGGCCGTCTGGGATAACCCCGCCAGCGCAGCATACACTTTGTTAGATAAGTCTGCATTTTTCTGTAATTGTGCCTGTTGTTCTGTCACCAGTTGATGGAGGGCGGCCGCATTTAACTCAGCCAACGCTTTTTGTGACTGATAGAAGGTCAGCTCTGCGGCCTGACGGTTCTGGATCTCCGCATCCACGGCAGATTGCATGGATTTGTCCACCCACCACGCAGCCATTCCCCCGCCCAGTGCAGCGCTGACCATCGCGGTCAGACCATAGCGGTAGATAACATTCATAGACCGATCTCCTTATCCCGTTTAATGGCTGCCTGTTTGGAGGCCTGATTCTGGGTCACCCAGGCAGCCAGATAGCCGACGAACAGCCATTCGGAAAGCTGGCCTGACAGTGCCGACCAGAGCAGAACGACGGTACTGGCGACCCAGGCCCCAAACAACGTGGTGTCAGATGTCGAAAAACGCCCGGTAGCCGGGTTGGTGATCAATTGCTTAAGTAAGGTCAACATGACATACCTGCCGCTTTTGCCAGACGGATATCTTGCGCATTGACCGATGCCCAGCCTTGACTGAATAGGGACTGGTACGTGGCGTTATGGCTGTACAGCGGAACCTGACTGATAGCGTTTCCGGCCAGCGCTTGCTGTAAACAGCGCTCACGCCCGCTCTGATAAATGCTGTAATAGCGTGGATTGCGCAGCGCCGGGATCTGCTTTTGTAACAACAGTTCAGGAATAGGCGGCGGCAACATCACATCACCTCCAGTGCAGCCTGAATGAGATGATCCAATCGATTGAACCACCCATTCAAAAACCGTTGTTGCAGGGGATTGCGGGCGATAATCTGGGCATAGTAGCGGGCACGCTGGTTCATCACACGATGTAACAGATAATCCGGTGCGGTGGCGGCAATAGCACCGAGGGTTTGATTGCCCAAGATGCCGTCATCACGCACGCCCACTGCACGTTGTAATAACCGGATAGCCGAGACCACGCCATGCTGAACGGCACTGTCAAACAACACCAGTGAGATCCCGGACGGGACGCGTTCGCAACCTGCCGGCTGCCAGAAATCCCGATAGTAGATCGCAGTCGCGTCTGCCTGGGTTAATGCACGAATATCCAGTTGGGGATAACTGCGTTGGCTGATGCCGTATTGGGTTTCACCGCCCCGGTCATGGGGGGCATTGACATAACCGCCTTCAACAGGCAGCAGGTAATGAATGGCATGAAGAAACGCGACGCTGTAGGTAGGGTGAGTCATGATGGCGACCTGTCAATAATGGGTAGCTCATCATCGGTTTTTAGTGAGAAAGATTGGGTTTGTGGGGTATCAAACAAAAAACCCGCCGCAGCGGGTTGGTCTTAGTCGAACAGTTCAGGCTGGTAGCGTTTACGGTGCAGCGTTAACTGTTGGCGCAGTATCGCATAAACGGTCGAGTGGGTCAGGGAATATTTTCGGGCTAATACATCTACATTACCGCGGGAACGGCTCCAGTCACTGAATAACTGGTTATCCCGCAGTGCCGCTTTTAATGTCTCACCCGTTGGCAGATAGACAGCACGGCCGCCATAGTAATGCGCCAGCGAACCGACCAGTTTACTGGCCGACCTGCGGGCGGCGGGTTCATCGTAGCCCTGCCGCTGTAGTTCGGTACTGAACAGATCCACCATATCCGCCAGTAACTGAGGCCAGCGAGTCTGTAACTCTGCCTCTGGGATAGTATCCAGCTGATCTAATAGCTGGCCTAATTCGTCATGACTCTCGGCAAAGAGGGGTAGATTTCTCATATTGTCAAGCCATTAATAATTAAAGTTGTAATACCAGATCATCAGTCCACTCAGTATTGACATAACTAAGATCCCAATGCTCATATCACTGTTAGCGGGGTGCTCTTTCGCTATTTCCAGCAATGCCTTCCGCTGAATCAGGTATAAAGGAAGAAAGATAATTAACAATAATAAGGTCAACGTTCCCCACCAGACTGGCGAATGCCCGCGGAGTCGGTTTAGTTCATCACGGTATGTGCCAATCCGATTATGGTACGCATCAAAATAGACCCAGAACGCCGCCGCAATCGGTATCAATGTAAAGAAGAAACTACTCAGTTCACTCTCCATTTATCCCTCCTTTCTGTTGTTCTAACCACTCTTTGCCACCCGATAGTGTAGCCAAATCAACACCATATTGCTGCATTTGTTTAAAATAGGCATCACGACTATCAGATCCTGATAATTGTTTCTTTTCCCTGGCATTGATATTACTGCCTTGAGCAAATAACTGTTCTGATGACTGGTAAACAATTTTCAGGTAGTTATGGTTGGTTAATGGCTTATTATCGCCTTGTGCCCGTTTCTCCCGCATACGTTCAACGGTTTCACTGAGCGCGTGGCCCAATACCCGATTGGCGGAGTATATTGCCAGCACTTCTTCCGCCAGCTTCAATGCCCGGCTATTGGACAGATTATTTTTCTCCCGACGAAAGAGGCCGATATAAGCTACCAACGGTCTGGCACAACCACCGGGTAAATCGGTGAGTTTAGCCAGCAATTGCCGGCTGGCATCATCTTCAAAAATGGCATCCAGGTGAAAATCGGAATGGCAGATTGGGCAGCGGCCAATTTTCATCATACTTTCCCCATATTGTACGCATCACACAAGGCATCATACCCCCGCCGTTCCGGCAGGTGCTGACCTCGCACGTGCATCACTCCCAACATGAGCCGACCGTGCCACTGTTTCAGGGACTCCAAAACCTGACAGGCCAGTGATGCATCAAGCCAGCCCACTTCGGCCACACCGACACCCCCATTGATTTTGGCCGTCTGACGCTGGACAAACTGGTTAAGTGCGGTTTCAGAGCCATCAATCACAAATTTTTGCTGGTGCATAGTGATCCAGATGGCACGAATCTTGGCAATTTCCGGTGCTTTGGTTTGACCGTTTAATTGGGGTTTAACCCGTTGGTGATCCCGTTTAAAACGGCGTTTAAATCCGCGTTCGACGAAGGCGTTATAGACGGTTTTTAATTCAGCATACGCCATTCCACGGCAAGATGATTTGCCCGTCGCGGCAACTAGCGCCGCACGGTAAGTTTCATCATCCAATTTAAGTTGGGTTTTGGCGATATGAATGAGGCGAATAAGTTGTTGGCTAGTCATTAACCACCTCACTTATAAGCTACACAGCCAGTCTGGCAACCACCGCGCGGCCAGTCATTGCCGCTATCACAGAGATCGCGCTCTGGGGTTTCAGGTTGTTCAAATGCCGCACAGATATTATTGGCTGCGGTAATGAGGGTATTTAACTGTTCCTGATTGATGGTGATGCCAGGCTGTTGGTGACTAATCTCTTTTGCAATGGCGGTAACCAGTGAAAGCTGTTTAATCTTAATCATGATCTTCCTCCTGTTCTGTCCTGAAGGGCAAATCCCTAAATTGAGCCTTTGCAAGAAGAACACCAACTTTGAATGCACGTTGTTCTTCGAGAGTGCTACATTGAAAAGTTTCACCAATTTGTAAATCCATTTTCTTATCAGCATGCTCTATTAATAAATCACAGTGTTCATTTACGGCTTCATGCCAATCAACAACTTCTTGTTTTAATAACGTTAAATCAATGTCATCAATGTTCATAAATAGCGCCTTATCAGAATTTTGGCGTAAGCCAGCCCCTGGCAGATTTACGCCATTTTTAAAAATCATTAATTTTCAGTTTGTTACATTAAGCCAGTGTTAAATGTTCAATTCGGACTAAATAAGGTTCGGTACTGATTTCCACCACGGTCATATTATTTAAGTCCTGCGCCCGCTCAATCGTTCTGACGATCCGGCCGCCCCGTAAAACCCGGTTAGGCTGATAGATAAAACAGTGCCCTATCGGGAAACGCTGGTTAAACTGCGGCGCTTTCATCCGGCTTTCCCCATTCCCTGGTGGCGGCGTTTTGACAAAATGCGCTGCGCCGTTCTGCCCAATTGCGGGTCATTGTACTGCGGGCATGATGAGCCGCGTTATCCCATAGCATTGCTGCATTCAGATAATCGGTATTGCGTTCTGCATGGGCGGCAACGGATGAGTAGGCAGCATAGTGATTGCGTGCACGGTTTTTATGGATATGTTCGTCCATCTCACACCCCCGCAATATCGAGAGCAATGGGGCGAAACTGGTCTGTACTACCGACGCGCTCATAGACACGCAGATAGGACTTACTGCCCACAATTTGCAGCGCTTCGCCAATCGCCATCATCGCCTGTACCCAGCGCTCATCATCAATACCCAGACGACGCAGCGCCAGCACGCGCCCGGTGTTAATATCGCCCTCTTTATCGGTGATAAACGCCTGGTTAATCAGCGTCTGGATCTCCGGTTTTGCACCTTCTGTCCAGTCAGCCAGGCATTCATCAATCAATATCTTCGCGGCCTGCAAACGTTCATCAAAGGCTATCCTATCCTGCATGGCGCGCTGAACTTTGTAGCGGCCGTCATAGCTATATAAAGTTACGTTGCCTTTTTTACCGCCTTTGACAGCACCGTATTTCTCAGCAGAGAGATCAATGAAGGCCTGAATATCGCCAAAGGCTCGTAATTTTAGTTCATGCAGTGCTTCATTCACGCTGATGGCGTGTCTCACAATTTCGCCCACCAGATGATCACGTTCAAAGTCGATTTCTTTGATGATTTCCACCGGAGTCAGCACGCCTTTCGCATCAATCCAGTAGCCTTCCGGTGCGATTTGATTTGTAAATTGTTTTGTTATCATTAACATTATTTTACCTTTTCGAAATATTAGAGTTAATGGTTAGTGAATGTTGTACCGTGAGGGTACCTGATGTATCACCAATCCATGCCCGCCATGAGTCAAGTGCTGACCTAACACATCTGATAAGCGCATCGCGGCTTGATATTCCTGATGGGTATATTCACCCGCAGGACCACTGGCGATAACCTCATGTTTTAATTCACCTGACTCACTGGTAATTAAGATCTCAATTTTTACTGCCATGATATTGCTCTCCTTAATGTAAAGATTCCGACCAATAAACCTGACAACCGTGGTGAGTAAACCAGCCCTGCCGACTGTAACGGCTAAGGTGCCGATAACTCGCCTTACCATTCTGAATTAAATGTTCACATAGCGTATGACGGGCAATGTGAATACGTGGTGCGCTGTCACGTATCACAACACTGATGACAGTAAACCCGCGGGCGGTAAGCGCATCAATAGCCAGTCCGGCACACGTAAATGCCTGCGCTAAGCAATTGCGGTTCATAATGTCGTCCCCTCCAGATCTTTGACAGCGGCACGAATGTGTTTTTCCGTCAATGCTTCATTAGCCCCTGTGGCAAACATGGCCGCCAGCCGCAAGGTATGGGAAACTGTGCGCAATGCGCCCGGGCGTTCTGCCAGTTGCTGAACCAGTGCACGCTCTTGTTGCCCCAATCCCCACGCCGCCGATATCGCCTGCACATCATCTTTTTTGGTTTTCAGGATCGCCACTTTCTTGGCGATACGGCTAAACAGACGGGCAAAGTCTACATTACGGGAATTTCCCCCTGTCAGCTTGGAATACACCTGATGATTACCCACCAGAGCCAACCCGATGCCGGTGTCTTCCTGCAAAATGCGCAGCTCTTCCAGTACGGGATAATCAAGGTGATCGGCTTCATCAATAATGAGTAAGCCGGATGTTCCGCGCAGCTTGCGGCGAACGGCACGCCCCAACTGACCCGCACGGCGTGGTGCGTCACCGATGCCCAGTTCCAGCGCCAGTTCATACAGGCATTCGCTCAGGCTGGCACGGGAAGGTGACACGGTAATCAGCCAGACATTAGGACGCTCGTTGGCAAACTGTTGCAGTGATTGGGTCTTACCCACGCCCGGGCTGCCATAGATCACACTGATACACTGGGCTATCTGGGCATATTGCAGGGCACTCCAAATCTGCCTGACGGTTTTAGTTTCGACAAAATCCGGCGCTGACGGCATCTCACTGGCACGGCGTATGCGGTTTTCCAGCCAGACCGACAGTTTGCTGGCAATGCTATCGCTGTTACCCCGATAACTGTCATTCATAAACTGGGACAGCGCCGTGCCTGAGATACCACTTTCACGGGCGATGTTGCTATAGGTCAGCCCGTCGTTCTCGACCACATTTCTAATGGCGGCACGGATATCGGCTTGTGCTGTTTGTGCCGGTGTCAATTCAATAATGTTGCTCATAATTCCCCCTAAATCGTGTTTTTCTGCTGTTGTTGATGTAACTGGGCGACGGCATTTTCAAAGGCGTAGTCGTAATCGTTTTCTGTCTCGGCGTGCAGATCGACAAGCTCACGACGGACGGTATTGCCCGCTGATCTGTAAATCTCAACAACGCGGGTTTCAGGCGGTTCAGGTGCCACGGTTTCCGGCATCAGTTCTGCCACTTCCAGCGCAGTCATGCGGCGCTGCGCTGTGGCAGCCTCTTTCGTCCGTTTGACAAAGCGTGTCCGGTTGCGGACATGCTCACGGGCCGCCTGAGTATCACCAAAGCCTGATTTTTCAATACACTGGGCAGCACAGATAAAACGGCCATCCAGTGTGTAACACAGGACAGATTCATGCAGTGATTGCGGATCAAACCGGATGACCACTTTATGAGGTTTAATGCCCAGCAACTGCTCGTGGTAGTAACGGTTCTTGCGTGATGCAATTTTGCCGCCGGCATTCAGGGTAAAGGCACCATTGTTCACCGTGACCGCCTCGGCAGGTAACAAGAGTAAGTGACGTTGTTCTGCCGTCGCCTTACGGATAGCACTGGCCTGATAACTCTGTTCAAAGGCGGCATCAAAAGACAGGACACCCTGACAGGCTTCAGTATCCCGCTTCGGTTGCCGGTTCCAGAAAGCGATACCCTCCGCCAGTACCTGTAAAAAGGTTTCGGCATCAACCACCCGGTCACCATAATTATCCGGCTTTGCCATAGGGTTAGGGCCTGTATACGCACCCGCCAGTGCCGGATGGCGGTCAACCACTTCCCCCAGTCCGCCGTGGGAAAATGCACGTTCAACTGGTTTGGCCTGACCATGACCCCGGCCAAACAGCACGCTGGTCCAGTGCAGTTGGATACCCAATAATGGGATAATGCCTTTAGGGTCATCCTCCTTCACCTTGAAGCGGTAACGGTTGGGTACACCGCCCGTCATCCATTTGTTGGCGGCGGCTCGCGTGTTATCAATGGTGACGTGTCTGGGGATACCGTATTTCTCAACCACATCAGCCAGAGCCAGACGAATGCTGTCGCTGTTTTCAGATACATCAGTACGCCAGGATAAGATCTTGCGGGTACGGATATCCTGCCAGACCCACGTCTTGGGACGAATGACTTCACCATTAAACCAACGCACGAACACGTTATGTTGATAGCCGTCCCCGTTGATCCACTCCATCGCCTCCAAATCCAGTACGGTACGCTCCTGCGCAGGGTATAACCGCATCAGGGCGTGTTCTCCCTCGCGTAGCAATACCACCTGCTCGGCAGGCACTTCACGCTCCAGCTTCCGGCGGAGGGATGACAGGCTGGGGATTATCCAACCCTGTGCTGTCGCCGCTTCTGTCAGGCGGGCATAGCAAGTCCGCAATGCCGGCTGCTCAGGGCGCAAATAATCGGCCAGAAAGAAATCCCAGGCCGCCGGGCTGCACTCTGCTTCTTTCTTCCGGCGCGCCGACAAACTATGACCATGCTGGCTGACCATCGCTGCCAGCCAGTCCGAACGGTCAAACGGCTTGGCCTGGTAGTACCAACGACGGACAGACGCCGGCGCAATCTTCAGGGCTTCCCCCACGGAATCAAATGCGGTCAGCGTATCAATGCCACTGTCCAGTAATTCCGCCACGGCGATGACTGCCTCACAACGTTCGCGTGCTTTTCCACGCTGCTTTTCATTGGCGTTGTTCCAGCCCTGCCAAAGCAACTCGCGGGAATAAGTTTCGGTCTGGCGTTTTTTTATCTCAATCGGATTGCCTGCAACTTCGATCACGCCTTGCTTTTTCAATACCGCGGCACGGGCAACAGGTGGCAGGCAGCTAATGTGAAACTCAAACGCCTTAGAGCCTTCACGCTTCCTGACCATATCGTCAGTTGCGAGTTTTTTTAAACGGTTAGAGATGTTAAAAGGGGCCGTTGGTAAATTCGGTAGCCCGATACACTCTTGTGCTGTAACCCAAATATCCATGTCCCACCCTTACTGTTTCTATTGTTTTGAATAACGGCTTGGCCAGATAACTGCAGGTTCAACCCCAATAGCCTGAGCAATAATTTTTTCTCCTTTAGGCCAGGGCCTGACTAATGCATTACGCAATGTATCAGCGGCCAGACCTGCTGCTATCGATAGTGTGCGTAAATTTGTGCCACGTTTTTCTAATGCCGCGCGGATATCTGCGCGGTGCCAATCTACGTCTTCTTGCGAGATTAACGACAT